CCACGATCCTCGGGGATTACGCGACCAATGCGCCGATGGATACCTTCATGGAGACCCGTACAGACCGGCACCCCACCGATATGGCCGGGTTGCGTGGCGCGCGCTTTGTGGCAGCCATCGAAACCGAACAGGGCCGTCGCTGGGCAGAGTCCAAGGTCAAGAACTTGACCGGGGGCGACAAGATCGCCGCGCGCTTCATGCGTCAGGACTTCTTCGAGTTTTTCCCGCAGTTCAAGCTCTTTGTGGCAGGCAACCACAAGCCGGCGATCCGCAATATCGACGAGGCCATGAAGCGCCGCCTGCACCTGATCCCTTTCACGATCACGGTACCGCCTGAAAAGCGCGACAAGCACCTGCAACAAAAACTTCTGGCTGAGCGCGACGGCATCCTCGCATGGGCGGTTCAGGGGTGCCTCGAGTGGCAGCGCATTGGCAGGCTGGATCCACCCAAGCAGGTTCTCGATGCCACCGAGGAGTACTTCGAGGCCGAGGATGCCCTTGGGCGTTGGTTGGAGGAGCGCTGCGTGAGCGAACCCAATGCGAAGTCCCTCACTGCCGAGCTCTTTACCGACTGGAAGCAATGGGCCGATTCGGCAGGCGAATTCATCGGCTCGCAGAAGCGCTTCTCGGATCTCCTGCTTAGCCGTGGGGTCGAGAAATGGCGCAACACAACTGGGTTGAGAGGGTTTCGCGGATTGGGTCTCAAGCACCCGACGGTACCCAGCTACACCCCGTACTCGGACAACTGAAAGCCTATGTCAATACATCGGACTGACGGATCTGACGCAGTTCCTCGTAACCACCTATACGCGCATACGCGCGCGCCTCATGGGAAGTTTCGACAGAACCTGTCCGATCCGTCAGTCCCAGCAAAGAAAGGGACCGTGACCATGACTTCAACGATTCTTGCCCTCGACCTGGGCACCACTACGGGCTGGGCACTGCGTACGCCCGATGGCGCCATCACGAGCGGTACCCAGAGCTTTCGGCCGCAGCGCTTCGAAGGCGGCGGGATGCGTTTCCTGCGCTTCAAGCGCTGGCTTACCGAACTGAAGGCGCATGCAGATGGAATTGACTCGCTTCATTTCGAGGAGGTGCGTCGGCATGTCTCGACCGATGCGGCGCACGCCTACGGCGGGTTCCTCGCCACGCTCACCAGCTGGTGCGAGCACCACCAGATTCCGTATCAGGGCGTACCGGTCGGCACGATCAAAAAGCACGCCACCGGAAAGGGAAACGCCAGCAAGGACGAAATGATTACAGCCATGCGTAGGCTTGGTCATGTGCCGACCGATGATAACGAGGCTGACGCGCTGGCGATCCTGCATTGGGCGTCCCAGTCCATCGATGAGCCGGAGGCATGAGATGAGAACACCAATACCCCCTTACCGCTGCCCGCTTGGTCGCATGCAGCCGGAAAGCGTTGACGTCGAGGTCGTCAAACAGCGCGGTTGGCGGGAGGAACACATCTTGGTCGTTAGCGAGTCGGACACGCGTCTGGACTTCATCGAGCGTGAATTCATTCGCCGTATCGGGGAGCGGCTGTACGGATCTGGGGGGCGTTCACGTGGCACGACATGACATCTCTTGGACGATCGAGGACGTCGCGTCGCGATTTCACGAAGCGGTGGTTACTGCACGTCGCCTGCCACCCGTCCGAGTTCAGGGCTACTTCAACACCTGGCCGCAGATCGTGCGGCAGCCCTGGGAAATGCTCGGGCTAGAAGATCAAGGCTACCGCCCGTTTCCGCCGAGTCCGCAAGCCATTGATCGAATGCTCGAAGTCATGCGCTGGGTGCAGTGGTTGGAGGTCGAGCAGCGTCACCTGGTGTGGATGCGCGCCGACAACTATTGCTGGCGCGAGATCACACGCCGCTTCGCTTGCGACCGCACCACGGCGTGGCGGCGCTGGCAGCGGGCACTGGAACTGGTCGCGGTCCAGCTCAATGGCTCTGCAGGGTGCGCAATGCCATCCAAAAACCTGAGCAATTTAGGGTAATGCGTTGGCTGGTTGTCTTTGTCTTGCTTTGAATGTCCAGATCAACCAGAAAACGGCCTGCAACAAAACAGCTTCGATGGCGTAGTATTTCAGCTATCTTCTGGACAGCGTCTTGAGCAGTGCACCCGCACCGTATGACGCCTACCCCGTAACCCGCGACCGACTCTGCCGGCGCGGGTTTTTGCATTTCTGGCTCTCAAATGAACCCTCTGAAACTCGAATACCGCGCAGTCGATGTGCTGATCCCCTATGCCCGCAACGCCAAGCAGCATTCGGATGCGCAGGTGGCGCAGATCGCCGCCAGCATCCGGGAGTTTGGCTGGGGTGCGCCGATCCTGATTGACGGATCCAACAATGTCATTGCGGGCCATGGACGCCTACTGGCCGCTCGAAAGCTCGGTCTCGCAGAGGTGCCCGTTGTACCCATGGACCATCTGACCGACACGCAGCGGCGTGCCCTGATCCTGGCCGACAACAAGATCGGCGAGAACGCGTCCTGGGAGGATGAACTGCTTGGCATCGAGCTGGCTGAACTCAAGGACGCTGGCTTCGACCTCGGCCTGACCGGCTTCTCGCAAGAGGAGTGGGAAGCACTGATCGCTGGTGAGGAAGCCACGAAGGATGGCCTCACCGATGAAGATGCCGTGCCCGAAGTCACCGAGAACCCGATCTCGAAGTCTGGCGACATCTGGATCCTGGGCGAGCACAAGTTGCTGTGTGGCGATGCCACCAAGGCCGATGACTACGCGGCGTTGCTGGGCGACGAACTGGTCGACATGACCTTCACCGATCCGCCCTACAACGTGAACTACGCCAATACGGCCAAGGACAAGATGCGCGGCAAGAATCGCCCCATCATGAACGACAACCTGGGCGAAGGCTTCGGCAGCTTCCTGCTGGATGCATGCGCGAACATCCTGACGCACACCAAGGGCGCGGTCTATATCGCCATGAGTTCATCTGAACTGGACACCCTGCAGTCGGCGTTCCGCGGTGCAGGCGGTCGCTGGTCAACCTTCATCATCTGGGCCAAGAACACCTTCACGCTCGGCCGCGCCGATTACCAGCGCCAGTACGAGCCGATCCTGTACGGGTGGCGTGACGGCACCGATCACTACTGGTGCGGTGCGCGCGATCAGGGTGACGTCTGGAACGTCAAGAAGCCGCAGAAGAACGACCTGCATCCGACCATGAAACCGGTCGAACTGGTGGAGCGTGCGGTGCGCAACAGCAGCAAGACCCGCGATCTGGTTCTCGATCCGTTTGGCGGCTCAGGCTCGACGCTCATTGCCTGCGAGAAGACCGGGCGTCGCGCGCGGCTCATAGAACTCGATCCCAAGTACGTCGACGTGATCGTTCGGCGGTGGCAGGACTGGACCGGGAAAGAAGCAACGCGTGCCGATGGCACGCGCTTCGTGGACGCCGAGGCGCTGGTCGCCTAGCTGGCGATCCGGTAGACCCGCTCCCCGCCCGCCTCTTTGGTCGAAGTGATGTCCAGGCCGAGCTTTTTCTTGAAGGCGCCGGCAAAGGTGCCGCGCACGGTGTGCTGCTGCCAGCCGGTGGCCTCGCAGATGTTTGCGATCGTGGCGCCTTCGGGACGCCTGAGCATCGCGATCACCTGGGCCTGCTTGCTGTTGTTGCGGCTGCGGCGCTTCGCATCTGTCGCGGCTTCAATGACCTCGTCGAGGGCCTGGCTCGTGATCGGTGCCTTGCGGGGCACACCTAGGGCTTCGTAGCCCTCGGCAGTAACAAACCAGTCGGTGCCGTCGTAGGTGATCAGAGCGCGATTGAACAGACCGTCGATTACCTTCTTCCGGGCGCCGCCTTTGATGTTCTCGGGGAACCAGGTGATCTTGCCCTCGGTGTGCTGATGGGCGTAGGCCAGGATGGCGTGCTGGGCTGGCGTGAGTTGCGTGGTCATGGTGCTCTCCGATCACGATTGGGTGGAAATGGGTGCTTGATTGGCGATGGCGGCTTTGCGGCCAGCTTCAAAGGCCGCTTCCAGCGCAGCCTTGACACCCCAGACGCTCACATCGTGGAAGTCCAGACGGTCGCTGTTCTGGGTCTCTAAGGTCTCGATGAACAGATGCTGTTTGGCGATTTGCTCGAGCTGCTTGTTGAGGTCTTTGGCTTTCATGCGTTGCTCCTTGGCTTGGTTGATGGTGTTCGTATGAACGCTCTGTTCCTCGAGGAAGCCAAGTCGAATCTGCGGCTGTTCCGCATCTTTTTGCTAGGGACTAACGATGCCTCGCCGTGCCCCCACGCCGTGCCGGTACCCAGGCTGCGGGGCAGTACTGGCGACGCCGGGTTTTTGCCCTCAACACCGAGCCAGCGTGCACCAGGACTACGGACGCGCCAGGCGTGGCTTTGACGCCGAGGTGGGCTTCTACCAATCCCGCCAGTGGCGTGTAGTCCGTGCAGCCTTCCTGCGTGAGCACCCCTTGTGTGGGCTGTGCAGCGCGCGTGGCGGGCTGATCCCTGCGCGGGTGGTGGACCACGTGGTGCCTGTGAAGGACGGTGGTACCCGCTACCTCGCCAGCAACCTGCAGGCGCTGTGCGTCTCCTGTCACAACCGCAAGACCGCGCGCGAGAGTGCCGGGCGGCGGGTACCCCCCAGGGGGGGATGAATCTCTACGGTTGGGGGGCGGCGATGCGCGCGCCTGCCCAAATTTTTGCGCGTGCAAATTGAAAAACTTTTTTTGGACAACCCAATGCCAGAACTGACCGCTGAACAGGCCTACAAGGCAGACTTGGCCGAGATCGAAAGGCTAGATGCAGTGTCGTGGATCTCGGCGGGGCCGGAAGACATGTCTACGGCCCGGGCGGAGGATCTGCGCGCAATGGACTTGTCTGAGCTTTCGCAGCTTGTAGTCCAAGCCGAAGAGTTGGAGCCACATGGCCGGCCGTAAACCGTTGCCTGTGGCGGTCAAGAAGATCAAGGGCACGCTTCAGAAGTGCCGTACCAATCCGCACGAGCCCCGTCCAGGCGGGCGGTTGGGTGAGCCACCTGAGTACATGTCCGATATTGCCAAGGAGGCCTGGATCTATGCGGTGGAGAACGCACCGCCGGGGTTGCTGTCGTCACTGGACGCCTCGGTGCTGGAGCGTTGGGCCAATTGTGCTGGCCTGTACCGCGAGGCGCTTTCTAAGATCAACCGTGCCGGTGTGGCCGGCATGATCATCAAAACGCCCAGCGGCATCTTGCGCCGATCGCCGCTGATGGATGTGATTCGCGACCTGGCTGCGGAGATGAAGGGCTACGAGTCGGAGATGGGGTTCACACCCGCATCCCGCTCGCGGGTTCAGATGCCACAGGAGTCGGTCGACACGAACGATCCCTGGGCAGAAATCGCTGGCTGAGGATCAGGTCGATGATTGATTGAGGCGCAGCATCAGCGTCATGGGGTGTGCGGGTGACGCCTTGAAACCGTAGTGCTCGTAAAACTGGCGGGCACGATCGTTGAGTGCATGCACAAGCATGGCTCGCACACCTGTGTTTTGCGATACCAGCACACAGCGCTGCAGTGCATCCTGAAGCAAGGCTGCCCCCAACTTCATTCCTTGTGCCCGGGCATCGACCGCCAAGCGGGCAAGGACCATCACCGGCACCGGATCGGGCATGTTCTGACGAATGGACCGTGTTGCGTCTTGGTGCGCGACGGCTCCTGCTGCTAATGCGTAGTAGCCCATGACTTCGCGCTCATCGGTCGTGACAACGAACGTGCGGCTTGCACCGCTGGTTTGGTTGCCCAGCGCGCGGCGCTTGAGCCATTCATCGAGCGTCGATTCACCGCAGGCGAATGAACTGACCTGGTGATCGGGCGACAACGACTCCGGGGCACGCAAGTTCATGCGCCAACTTTCCAGGGGGCCTTGACCGCCAGCAAGCGCTCAAGTCCTGGGTTAGGTTGTACCGGCGCATCCAGCATGGCCGTGAACTCCCGGAACTTGGCGTCATCGAGGCTAAAGAACACCTGGTCAAGGAGCACCGACTGAGCCTTGTCGCAGGCAGCTTCCAGCATGAAGTCAGAGCGGTTTTTCCCAAGCAGGTGCGCGGCCTGGTCGATCAGGTCGCGTTGCTGAGGCAGGGCTCGCAAATTGATGGCGGCGTCGCGCATGGCATCTCCAAATGAATACACAACAGATACACGAATCCTAACCGGATGTGTAGCTGATGTCAACACAAGATCGGAATTGACCGCTGCATGAATGCCCAGTCACAACCAGCCAAGATCGCAAGGCAATACGCCGAGCAGGTGGTGGCCGGAGAAATCTTGGCCTGCCGGTGGGTGCAGCGGGCCTGTCAGCGACAACTGGATGACCTCGCCAAGTTCAAAGGAAGG